GGTAAAAAAAGCGCGCCGAGGGCGCGGAGGACGCGCGTCCACGGGCGCGCGACAATGAAGAAAACGCTCCGCAGGGGCCGAAAAGCTGCAGAAATTTGCAGCTTTTTTTGATGGACTTCGGCGGAGATGGGCGGAGGATTCACGGATGAAGGAAGCAGATGTGAAGACCGCCGTGGAGATCGTGGACAAGGTGCCGGAGATCACCGGCAAACCGGCGAAAAAATCCCGCGGAGGGTCGAAAAAAGGAACCGGAAAGAAAGCCGGGCGGTCGAAAGCGCGCAGCGGAAGCGAAAAGCTCACGCCGGCGGCGCTTTACCGGAAGATGATCACGTTCGGAAAGAGCTACCAGGTCGAAAAAGAGCAGGATTTCATCGAAGCGGCCCGGATCTACGCGGAGGAGGCCGGCCTGATCGATCAGATGCGCGACAAAATCGCGGAGGACGGGCTGACGGTGGAAAAGACCTACAAGACCGGATCTGTGGAAGTGGCGCATCCGCTGCTCAGCGAGCTTCCGCGCCATGTGGAAAGCGCCAACAAATGCCTGGCCACGATCGGAAACATGATCGGAGAGCGGGGCGCGCGGGTCGAGAAAGCGGCCAGGGACCTGGATGCCTTCCGGCTCCATGTGCGGTGATCGTATGGGGTAAAGACGGAAAACGCGATCACCGAATATTGGAACGAGATCCAGACGGGCGGCGTGATAGTCGGTAAGTGGATCCGGCAGTTGTACGACGTCATCATCAGAGGGCTGGCGGAAGGCCGCTGGTTTTACGATGAAAAGCTGGCGCAGAACGCGGTCGGATTCATTCAGCGATATTGTCATCACTACAAGGGAGTGCTGGCGCCGAAGCGGCTGAAGCTGAGCCTTTGGCAGCGGGCGGCGATCAGCATGATCTTCGGGATTGTGGACGAAACCGGAAAGCGCCAATTTCGAGAGGTTTTCTGGGTTGTCGGGCGAAAGCAGGGGAAAACGCTGCTGGCGGCCGCCTGCGCGACTTATATGAGTTACGCGGCCGGCGAATTCGGCAGCGAGATCTATTTCCTGGCTCCGAAGCTGGATCAGGCTGATCTTTGTTATTCAGCGCTTGAGTTCAACGTACACGCGGAGCCGGAACTGGACGCGATCACGCGCAGCACGAAATACCGCGGCCTGATGATCCAGGAAACGAACACGATGGTGAAAAAGCTGGCCTTTACCAGCAAGAAAAGCGACGGCTATTCACCGCAGTTTTTCTGCGCCGACGAGGTGGCCGCATGGCCTGGTGCAAACGGGATCCGGCAGTGGGAGGTCATGGTTTCAGGCACCGGCGCACGCGAGGAACCGCTGGGGATGGCGATCTCCTCCGGAGGTTATGAAAACGAGGGGCTTTTCGACGAGCTGATGAAGCGCTCCACGGCTTTCCTGATGGGAAACAGCCGGGAGCAGCACATCCTGCCGATCATTTACATGGTCGATAACCCGGAGAAATGGAACGACCTGGACGAATTAAGGAAAAGCCTTCCGGGGCTGGGTGAAAGCGTAAGCGAGGAATTCATCAGAAAAGAGATCGCGACCGCGGAGGAAAGCATCCCGAAGGAGATTGAAGTAAAGGTCAAATACGCAAATTTGAAGCAGGCGATGAGCACCTGCTGGTTGCGGGCGGAGGATATCAACAAAGCTTTCGGGCATCAGCTGCCGATGGAGAGTATCCGCGGCCATTACTGCGTCGGGGGCGTGGACTTGTCACAGAGCGTGGACTTGACAAGCGCCACGATCATTACAGAGATCGACGGAATCCTGTGGACACACAGCCATTTCTGGCTGCCGAACAAGCGCCTGGAGGAGGCCACAAAGCGGGACGGGATTCCGTACGAGATATACATCAGGAAGGGCTTCCTGAGCCTTTCCGGCGAGGAATTCATCAACAATGATGACGTGCTGCTGTGGTTTATGGAGCTGGTGAAAACATACAAGGTTTTCCCGCTGATCGTCGGATATGACAGGTGGAGCGCCCAGGACTTTGTGCAGAAGCTGGAAAAGAAGCATTTCAAGACGGACAGCGTGACGCAGGGGTTCAACCTTTCCGGCGTTTCGGACACGTTTGAGGGGATGCTGCGGGAGGGCCGGATCCGCGACATGGACAATAACGACCTGCTGAAGATCCACATGGCCGACGCGGCGCAGCAGATGGAAAGCAACGCGGAACAGGCGCACCCGCGGAAAAAGCTGGTGAAGATCAGCAAAAACGCGCACGTTGACGGCGTGGCCGCGCTGCTGGACGCGATGGCCATGCGTCAATTCAAATGGGATCAGCTTGGGCGGAGACTGATGAACGAGAACAAGAAGGTGGAAACTGATGGGAATGCTTGAAAAGATCTTCGGCAAAAGGGAGCAGCCGGCGGCGCTGAAGAACGCGCAGATCTTCAAAATGCTGGAAGGCTATTCGCCGGCCTGGACAACCTGGCGCGGATGTATCTATGAGAGCGAGCTGATCCGGGCGAGCCTTGACGCATGGGGCCGCCACGCGGCAAAGCTGAAGCCGAACGTTCGGGGATCCGCCCAGGAGCAGCTGCAGAACCGGCTGAAAGTGCGCCCGAACGCATTCCAGGAATGGACGCAGTTCCTCTACCAGACAGCCACGGTGCTGGGCGTAAGAAATAACGTTTTCCTGGTGAAAACGCGGGACGATTACGGAAATCCCACGGGGATCATCAACATCATCCCGCAAAGCTGGGAGCTGGTCGAATACGCCGGAGAGCCGTGGATCCGTTTTCTGCTGAGCAATAACAAGCGCAGGGCGGAACGCCTGGCGGAAACAGGGATCATGACGCGGTTCCAGTACAGAAGCGAGCTGTTTGGCGAAAATAACGAAGCGCTCAAGCCGGTGCTGGATCTCATTACGATGCAGCGCCAGGGAATTACCGAAGGGATTAAAAACGGGAATTCATACCGTTTCTGGGCGAAAAGCGACAACTGGGCCAGCGACGAGGACATCGGCGAGGAGATGCAAAGGTTCAATAAGTTTACCTTCGGCAACAAAAAGACCGCCGGCGGGGTGCTGATCTTCCCGAACACCTACGACGATATCCACGAAATGAAGCCGGGCGGCTACACCGTGGACAAAGAGCAGCAGGAACACATCAAATCAAACGTATTTGATTATTTCTGCGTGAACGAGGACATCCTGCAAAGCGCAGCCTTCGGCGATAAATGGCTGGCTTTCTATGAGTCTTTTGTCGAATGGTTCGCGCTGCAGCTGGGCGAGGTATGCAGCGGGATGAACTACACGACAAGGGAACGGGCCTCCTACGACAATCAGATCTTTTTCACAAGCAACCGGCTGCAGTATATGAGCAACGCGGACAAGCTGAACGCGGTGATGCAACTGGGGGACAGGGGCCTGGCCACGCGGAACGAGCTTCGGGAAATCCTGAACCTGGATCCGCTGCCGGAGAAAATCGGCAGCCAGATCCCGGCGCGGGGCGAATATTACGACGTGACAAATCCGCCGGAAAGCAAAACAGGAGGGGAAAACAATGCCGACTAAGTACGACAAGCGCGAATATCGGCGCATCGACATCGAACAGATGGAAACCAGGATCGCGGAGGCCGGAAAACTGATCGTAGAGGGCTACGCCACGACGTTCAATCAGCCGTACCGGCTCATGGGTGATGACAAGATCACCGTGATGGAGCAGGTGGACAGCCGGGCCTTTGACGAGACGGACATGACGGACGTCATTCTCCAGTATGACCATGAAGGTCCCGTATACGCGAGGATGAGCAACGGAACGCTGACCGTCGAAGCGGATGACCACGGGCTGAAGGTGACCGCCAACCTGGGCGGCACGGAGCGCGGCCGACAGCTGTTTGAGGAGATCGACGGCGGATATTCCACAAAAATGTCCATCGGTTTCACCGTGAAAGAGGACAGGAAAGAGCGGAAAAAAGAAACCGACGGAAAGATTGTGATCCTGCGGACACTGACCAGGATCCAGAAACTTTTTGATGTTTCGGTTGTATCGGTACCGGCAAACGATGCGACGGAGATAAGCAGCCGAATGGTCAGCGACGGATTGATCGCTGAGGCCACGGAGGAGATCCGGGCCGAAGAAGAACGGCAGCAGCGGATCGGAGAGATCCGGAAACTACTGAAAGGAGACCAAAACAATGACGAGTGAGGAAATCATCGCGCGCCAGGGTGAGATCGAACAGCGGAAGATCGAGATCGACGCCGAGCTGGAAAAGCCGGAAGCCGACCTGGAAGCGCTGGAAGAGGAAACCCGGAAGCTCGCGGAGGAATCCGAAACCCTCAAGATTCAGCTGGAAGAGCTGAAGAAAGCCGCCGAAGAGGCGGAGGAAACGCGCCGGAAGATCGCTGAGGGCGAGATCGGCGACACGAAAGAAAAACATCAGGAGGAGAAAACAATGACTGATCTGGAAATCCGCGGCAGCGCTGAGTATGCCGAAGCGTTCAAAAAGTACATCATCACCGGCGACGATAAGGAGTGCCGCAGCCTGCTGACCACAAACGCCTCCGGCGACGTGCCGGTGCCGGTGCTGGTCGAAAACATCGTGAAACACGCCTGGGAGAGCAACACCTTCCTGACGAAGGTCCGCAAGACCGCCTTCCGCGGGAATCTCAAGGTTCCCTTTGAAAAGAGCGCGGACGATGCCTATGTTCACACTGAAGGCACGACCGGCCTGACCGAAGAAGATCTGCAGCTGGGCATCGTTACCCTGACGCCCGCCAACATCAAAAAGTGGATCAAGATCTCTGACGAATCTGTCGCGATGGGCGGCGAAGCCTTTGTGCAGTACGTCTATGAAGAACTGGCCCAGCGCATCATGGAGAAGCTGGTCAGCGAACTGGTCGGCAAGGTCAACGCCGCCGGCACCACACACAGCGACACCGTGATCGGCATCCCGAAGGTCACCGAGGCGCCCGGCGTCACCGTGGCCCAGGGAGCGGCGGATCAGCTGAGCGAAGAAGCGACCGACCTGTGCATCGTCCTGAATCCGCTGAGCATCAGCGCGTTCCGCGACGCCGCCGCCGGCGCCTACTACGCGATGGATCCGTTTGCCGGCCTGACGCCGATCAAGTGCAGCGCGCTGCCGGCCTATTCAAGCGCGGACACCAATGCCATGTATGGTATCGTCGGCGACCTGAAGGCGCTGCAGGTGAACTATCCCGAAGGCGAAGGCATCGTTACAAAGTGGGACGATCTGACCTACGCGGAGGATGACATGGTGAAAATCGTCGCCCGCCAGTATGCCGGTTACGGCGTGACCGCTCCCGGTCGCCTGGTGAGGCTGTGCAAGCCCGCGTCCGCAGAAACCACCTGATGAAGGTCAGGCTGATCAAAGACAACGGAATGGAAAAAGCCAAAGCGGGGGACGTCATTGAGACGTCCCCCATTCACGGCGCTTTTCTGATCCGTTTTGGGTGGGCTGATCCGGTGACCGTCCGGGAGCAGATTGAGACACCGGAAGAGCCGAAGATCGTGAAAAAAACAACAAGGAAGCTGAAAAAATGAGCATGAGGCTGCTGATCGCGGTACCGACAACCGACTACATGCCCGCGGATTTCGTGCGAAGCCTGACGGATCTGACGGCGGAGCTGAACCGGAAAAAGGTTAACCACAAGGTTGAGATCCTTTCCGGAACGCTGGTATACATCGCCAGGAACCGGCTGGCCAACAAAGCCATCAATGAGAAATACACACATGTGCTTTGGCTGGACAGTGATATGGTTTTCAACGAGCAGGTCGTGGATGATCTGCTTTTCTGCGGGAAGGAAATGGTTTGCGGCGCGTTCGTGAGCAGGCGGCCGCCCTACGGGCCGTGTATTTATACATCGATCCGGCAGGGAAGGATCGAAAAGGTCAAGGAATTCGGGACGGAACCCTTCCGGGTGGACGGGTGCGGATTCGCCTGCGTGATGACCAGCGTGGAGCTGCTGCAGGCAGTGACGCAAAAATTCGGAACGACATTCCAGCCCACAGACTACTACGGGGAGGACCTGGCTTTTTGCTGGAGGGTCGGACAGATCGGAAGGGAAATCTGGTGCGAGCCGACGGTACGGCCGGGCCACATCGCCCATACACCGGTATACGCGGGCGGCAACCTTTTCGGAGAAACTACGGAGTAACGGCGGGAGAGTGAAAACATGTTTGCGGAAGTGAAAGAATCGCTGCCGATCAGCGGGGACGATTACGACGCGGAGATCATCCGGCAGATAAAGGCCTGCGTCCTGGATCTGACAACCAGCGCGGAGATTGAACTGCCCGGAGAGGTCAATATCACGCGGACGCAGAGCGCCATCACCCATGAGTGGGTGATCAACGATACCAGTACGCTGAACGACGAGCTGATCATCACAGTGATCTCCATCTGGTGCAACATGCGGATCGGAAATCCGCCGAACTATGACAACCTGCAGGCCGCCTACAACAGCCTGAAGGGACAGCTGCGCCTGAGTAAGACCTATACGACATACGGGGAGGCGGCGGAGGAATGAGGATGATGACCAGCTGCGAGCTGATCACGTTCAGCCCTGACGCGCATGAGGTCGGCACGGATCCGGTCGAAAAACGCCGGCGGGTGAAGTGCCAGGAGCTGAGCCTGACGCAGGCCGACATCTACCAGAGCGGCGGCGAGGGGTTAAGCCCGGAAGCGAAGCTCCTGATCCCGTATGACAGGGACTACCAGGGCGAGCGGGAACTGGACTACCGGGGAGAACGCTGGAAGGTAATCAGGAGCGATCCATACAAGGAATGGAACGGCGTGATCCTCATGGTACGGAGGAAACAGGGCAACAGCGGAAGCGTGGTGAGCAGATATGCCTGACGAATACACAGCGCTGGTGACGGAACTGAAGACGCTGGAGCAGCCGCTGGACGCGGCGACAACGGAAGAAGATCCGGAAATGGTAACGCTGCCGATGGCGGAGGATGAGTGGAACACCAGGCCGGACACAGTGAGCTATGGCACTGTCCGGCTGGACTTTGAGGCGGACGCGCTGCACGGTGATGACATCAAAGTGGCGGCGGCCTATGAGGGGAGCGTGGATCTTTACAGCCTGGTGAGAAACGGAGCCGGGTGGATCCCGCTGATCAAAGAAGCACTCACAAAGCACTGCGGCGGAAGCTGGAGCCTGAACCATCACACGTTTGAACGGGATACAGGTCTTTTCCATTGGGAGTGGGCCTTCCAGATCGGGGACTGAGGTGAGAGGATGCCGTTTTCCATCCAGGTCGATGGGTTGAGCGAGCTGATCCGGAAAATGGATCAGCTGCCGGAGAAAGCCGCAGACGTGGCGGCTTTAGCGCTGTATGACGGCGCTGGTGTTGTGGCTGACGCGGTCAGTCGCGCGGTGCAGGGCATCGCAACAGAACCGTTTCGCTATGTGACGAACGGGCGGAAACGGAAAGCATCGCCGGAGGAAAAGGCCATCATCGAAAACGCGCCGAAAGGCGTGGCGAAATTCAAGAAGGACCTGAGCGGCGTCCGGACGAGCGTCGGCATGCAAAATGCCGGATACGCGAATCTGAACGGAAAAACAAAGCCGATCCCGCAGATCGCCAACGCGATCAACAGCGGGACTTCCTTCATGGAAAAGCAGCCGTTTATGCGGAAAGCGTTTTCACAATCAAAAAGCGCGGCGGAGGCCGCAATCGAAGCCGGAATCCTGAAACATGAAGACATGCTGGATCCGGGCAAATAAAAATAACGGAGGAAAAAGAACATGGCAAATCCGAATGTTGGGATGATGTATCCCGTTTTCGCGAAGCTCACGAGCCATACAGACGGATCCTTGCCGACCTACGGGAACGGCGTCGTGATTCATGAGGCCAGGAACTGCACGATCACAAAGACCTATAACGACAATCCGCTTTACGGCGACGATCAGATCGTGGACGATGACAACGGCCTGTTGTCGCTGACGGCCAGCTTTGAGCCGACCGGCCTGAGCGACAGCGACCGGGTCCTGCTTTTCGGCGAGGATGAGGTTTCCGTGGGCGGACTCACCTGCCAGGCGGAAAGCGACAACGAAACGCCCTACGGCGGCTTCGGCTACATCCGCAAGATGCGGGACAACGGGACAAAGAAATTTGAGGCCTGGATCATCCTCAAGATCAAATTCAGAGAGGAAACACAGACCACATCGACAAAAGAGGGATCTATCCAGTGGAATACGCCAACGCTCAACGGACGCGCGGCGGGGGTATACATCGATTCCAGCGATAAGCTGCGTTTCCGGATCCACGAGACCTTCGACACGATCACGGCGGCCAAGAGCTGGATCAACTCGGTGCTGAACGTCAGCAGCGCGACCACCTGACAAGGGACACGGGGGCCGGAAATTTCCGGCTCCCGGTTTTTGTGTAAAAACAGAAAGGAAGCAAAACAATGAAAGAAATCGAAATCGGCGGGAGAAAGATCCCGCTTCTGTACACCACGATGGAAATGATCGAGATCCAGGAGAAAATCGGATGCACCGCTTTCGAGCTGAAAGATGAGGTTTTCGGAATCTACTGGGAGGACGCAGATGATCCGATGAGCGCACGGATGAAAGTAACATCGGATCCGGAAAGGCTGAAGAAATTCGGGAAGCT